GCATTCGTCTCGGCGTCTGATGGGACAATTCTGCGTATCCATTCTGTCCAGTCGGTATGGAGTGATTCAACGGGTCGTTCAGTGGGGATAAATGGGAACGATTCGGCGGCTGCTCAATTCCAACTATTGACGCAGACTCAAGGCGACATTGTGCTAGCCTCAGATAAGGCGGTGGTGGCGTCGGGACGAGTCATCGCTTTCAACGACCAGGGACTTGCTCATTTGCCTTCCAGTGTTAGTGAGGATTTCGACCAAAATCCGAGTGACTATCGGAACGGATATCTCATCGCTGTTGAGCAAATGTATCTAGGCGGTTCGGCCTCTCTGGATTGGACCTCCGAGAACTACATCACTTTGATTTTGGAATGCACCACAGAGAAGATGACATCGAAGGCTGCGATGGCGCTTTCTTTGTCCCAACAGTGAGGGCTTTGAATGCCCCGATATTGTCCACGATGCGGCGAGTCTCTAGTGCGTGATGAGACGACCAAGAAAGGAGACGTTCGGAAGACCTCAAGGCGAGCGTACGAACGGAAGCCAAAGCGCCGTGTCTCGGCGTATCACAAACGACTGGGAACTATCCTCAGGAGACTCAAGAAAAAGCATACTCTGAAGTCCGGAAAGTGGCGCAAGGGTTGGAACCAAAGACGACTGATGAAAGCCGCTCACAAGGAGGCGAAGAAATGAGAAAAGACATCCACACAATCAGAGGAGAGTTGGACTGGACGCACGCAAGTGATCCAGGCGTGATTCTCCCACCGCAGCAACTGTATCTCGACAACATGGATTTCACCAAGAACTGGAAAGTACTGGACTTCAAAGTCTTCCCGACAGGACCCGCGTACGTGACGAATGACCTGTGGGATAACGACACACATCTCGTGGCGCTGGCGACCAAGCAAACTGGGTGCTTCCCGGCGACGAGCGTTCCCGATTTGGTACGCGGATTCACTGTCAGAGACAACCGTCAGATTGCATGGTCGGTATGGAACGGTTCAGGACCTGGAACTATGCAGCAGCCTGTCCTTGACCCGACTCATTTAGTCGTCAGCGACCTGTGGATAAACGGCTTCAGGATTGATTCGGGAACTGGGACGCTGTACACTCTGAATCAGCCGGTCGGATTCATCGTCACGTTGCAGTTGGTGACGACTACGATTGATGAGGCGTTGATGGCTTTGCTCCGAGAACGAGCGCAGGACACGCTAGCGCACTGATTGAGGGGCGGGTGGTGGATTGTATCCCTCGCACCAACGAACGGCCTAGAAACACGGTCTAACGGCGTCTCCCGCCCGCCCCACCTCTTCGCCGCCTGTGTCTTCTCGTCTCGACGGATTTCCCGTCAGTACCGGGGAAGGTCGTAAGGTTGGGATAGACCAACGTAAGGAGGAGGAGCAGGGAAGGAATGAGGTGTGTAGGTGTGAGGGAATCAATCACCGGCGGAACGCGTACTCAATCGGTCCCTCCGATGTTCTCCTCAGACTTATCGGCGAAGTCCAAGATTTGCAGTTGTTCGGCGTCCGGAAGTGCCGGAGCAAATGCCCCGTACGCGGACCGATTTCCGTCGCCGGTTTTCTCGTGCGTGATGTGGACTCTGATTGCTGCATCAAATGTCCATTTGTCAGAGTCTCCTGTGGTGTTGAGAGACTCGGCGGAAAAGACCGCTTGGCCTAGCGTGCCGAATCCGTCTGCGACCTCAAGAAGTGCCTCAACCAAAGTCAGTTGGCAGAGGAGCGCTTGCTTCCAAGGATAAGCGCCTTTCACCTCTCGGCTGACGTTGAGAATTACTCCCCAATTGTTCCCGTCATTCGCCTCTAGGAATCGTTCCGGAACCATGTAGCCAGCCGCAGCGATATCCTTCGCCTTAGCGACGATGAAATCCGTCACATCCACCTTGAGAACAGTCCCGATTTTGACAGTGAGCCAGTTGATGATGACGCCCTCTCTTTCAGTCCGTTCCCTTCGTTCAAATCGTGGTGTCTTTCGGGTGGATTTCGCCAGCCCTAGCAGCACCAAGATTGCAGTTCCAATCATGTACAGTTCGTTGTTCATTTTCGTTGTCTCCTTTGGGTTGTGTTCCCTCACACCCACAAACTTCGGAGGGCGGTCCCACTCATCAACAAATCCATTGGAAATAGAAATAATGGCCTTTCCGGAAAGCGGGTCCTGGATCTCAACAACCAGGACAGATTGTCTTCGATTGGGAATCTGAATGGCTAGGTGCATTCACACACCGAGTCGGAAAGCGGAAGGAATATTGATTAACTCTGCCGGGTTCGGGAATGGCATGGCGAAGGATTCATTCTTCATTCGGAAGACTGTGAACGTGAGAAACGACAACAATTATCATGAGGATGATTGGGACATTGGGGCATTCGTCTCGGCGTCTGATGGGACAATTCTGCGTATCCATTCTGTCCAGTCGGTATGGAGTGATTCAACGGGTCGTTCAGTGGGGATAAATGGGAACGATTCGGCGGCTGCTCAATTCCAACTATTGACGCAGACTCAAGGC